TTGTATCTGCTCACCAGTCATTCCGTTATATAATATTTCAGTTCCACTCGAATGATATCCCTGATTCACTAGTAACGCGCCAAACCGTTTCTCCTTAGGCCCTGTATTTGTGAACGCAGTGCAGTCCCCGAATGCACCATACATTGTGCAAGCCTTACCTGTCAGTGTTTCTACTAACTGACCAATCGTCATACGCGACGGAATAGCGTGAGGATTTATTATAATATCGGGGCGTATTCCTTCCGCTGTAAACGGCATATCTTGTTCCCGGATTAATACACCAACAGTTCCCTTTTGTCCAGCCCTGGATGCAAATTTATCACCGATATTCGGCATTCTTTCTTCACGAATCCTCACCTTTGCCAATCGTGTCCCTTCTTCATTCTCGGTAATAAATGTTTTATCTACAAAACCGAGTTGCCCTTTTTTCGGATAAACGGAATCATCTATTTGTTTGTCCGGTTCAATGGAGTTCGATTTAACTTTGCCGATTAAAACAATTTTATCATTTAATTCGGTATTTTCTTTAATCATTCCATACATATCGAGGTGATCATATTCGTAGCCAGGTTTCAATCCGGCGACGTTTGCTTCTTTTTCTATATTAACAATTCGTGATTCCGATATTACACCTTTTTCTTTGTTAGACTCTTCTCGTGTTTCATAACTATTGAAATATGTCGTTCGAAACATTCCACGTTTTACTGAACCCTCATTGAAAAGAATCGAATCCTCAACATTGTATCCTGAATAACACATAATAGCTACGATTGCATTTTCTCCACAAGGATGTTCTTCATTATTTATATGTTTCAAGTATCTGCTCTTTACTAATGGTATCTGCCCGTAGTTCAGCATCACTCCCATTTTATCAATCCTTGAAAAGAAGTTTGTGCTATATGTTGAAACCGCCTGTTTTGCCTGACCGCACGCAAAAGCATTACGCGGCAAAGGATTATTTTCTGGATACACAATTTGATTCCCCATAAAACCATACATTAATGAGGGATGAATTTCCATATGAGTATATAACTTATCTCTTGGCCCATATGATAAAGTAATGAGCGCCGACTCCGTCTCTGAGGTATCAATATATTCCAATATATCAGGTGTTCGTGTATTTTTAAGTGTTACAATGTCTTGAACACCATATAATTCCATAGGAGTATATATCTTCGCTGTATCTGTTTCATACTCTTTTATAATTTTTGATTCTTTACATCCTACTAAATTATGCCATTTAAGTTTGTCTGATCGTAATAACTCGACGGCTTCTTTCTTCTGAAAAGAATATTCACCTGCGACATCATCATAAAAAAATAGTGGTCTACATAATCTCCCACCATCTGTGAAAATATATATTTCATTTAACTGTATATCCCAATTCACACTTATAAATGTAGATATTAGACCATATCTCCTATATGCTTTTATTTGTTTGGTTACTATATCTGGTGATGAAACAACGCCGATCCAAGCACCATTTACTAGTATCTTTGTCGCACTATATAAGTATTTGCGCGGACATTCTTCCAATAACTTCATACCGATTATATTTCGCATCCATTTTATTATTGGTTGCCCTGAAAATCCGGTAGTTATATGACAGGTTAATGTCATATTTTTATGTAGACCACAGTTTGCTCCATCTGGTGTGTCCACAGGGTCAATGATTCCCCATTGCGATCCGTGTAATAAACGCGGTTTAATCGACTTTGATGACGAATCAATAGGCAAATTTATTTTTCTAAGACCTGAAATAAATGAATTATAGGATAAGCGATTTACATCTTGAACGACGCCTATCTTTTTAGTATGCTCTACTGAACCCCAGTTTCCCTTAAACGCGCGTTTTAATCCGGATTCGACTACTCGGTCTTTAAAAATTTCGCCTTGGTTTAATGTTATCAGTGTTGGAAAACTGTCGCTCGTATTATAACGCGACGAATTCATATAATATTCACGATCTGCAGCAAGACGAATATTAGCCTGCTGTAATGAAAAATACTCTTTGAATAAATCGTATAGCAGACGCCCTGGCGAGTCAACGCGCTTAAATTTGAAATTATCACGGTCCGTCTCCTTGTCTACTTTTGTATATACAAGTAATAATTTGTATACGATATACCCCAAATAGTATGCTTTATTTATATAATTTAGCTCACCTATTTGAGGCAAAAAATAGTTCATCAAAATATCGTGAACGTGTGACGTAGTCTTTGATTTTGTAAATGTAGCGATAAATTTTAAAGCGATTTCCTGTGTAAATATTTTATTTGCATCGTGTATCGATGGTATAAAAAGATCGATCATACTCTCATTTTTTTCGATATCCAGCAAACAATATTCGATAATATCTTTATCAGAAATAACGCCTAATGCTCGCATAACAATAAATAGGGGTATTGGTTTGCGAACATTTGGAATGACAACAACAATTTGCCCGTTCGTATATCTAGCACCTGGTGCGACGATTCTTACTGACATTGTGCGCTCTGGTTTTGACGCATCTTCTGACACTGTTCTTATATCAGCAGAATGGCTATATAATTCATCTTTGTCGCTGTATTCGCGTATGTATAACATATTATCAGCGAATTTCTCCTGCGAAATAATGAACTTTTCCTTACCATCAATAATGAAATAACCGCCATAGTCGTTGCGACACTCACCCATATTAAATCTAACAGCAGGATTCATTCCATTTAAAATACATAAGTCTGATTGAAGCATAATCGGGAAACGACCTAAGAATATTTTGTTTAGAGTAGCAGTGGTTTGAATTATATTTCCCTGAGAATCGCGCATAATAAATTCGACATCGACATCATAATGAATCGTAGTCCCATATGTCATATTTCTAAGACGTGCTTCATTTGGATACATAAAATGAACACGTTTCTCTGCGCCATTATTTTCATCATCATAAATAACAGGCTTTCCGAAATATAATTTATTACCCTGTTTTCCGCCCATATAAAGCTCGCAACGAAGATTAAATGTATTATCTTCAGGGTTCTGTTCTTTTTGTAGAACGATCGGATTTTTCTCTTTGAAAATACGTTTAATACCATTTTTTATAAAATCATTATATGATTCTAAATGATGTTTCACTAATACATTTGGATTGTCTTCAAAAAAAATATCGATAACTTTCCAGGCTATTTCTGAATTCATTGTCATTGATGCGTTCTATAATTAATTCTTAAGATATATTGTTATATTATATATTTTATATATTTTATATATTTATATTTTATATACTAATACAATCAATGTATTTTAAAATATAAATACATTGATTTACATCGATTTACATTGATTTACATTGATTTACATAAGATTAACGCCCTTGCTGTGTCTTTGCAATACCTATAACCATTTTTGTGATTACTATAAGTGCTATAATCATTACTATATACGGAACCAGAAAAATAAACCACGCTAATTTCACCCATCCATATCTACATAATAGATTCAGAAACCAGGCCCAAAATAAAATAAAAATAACATTTAATCCATAATATGCCGGTTTATTCTTTATTGCGCATTTTAAACTCCCTAAACATATTTTTTCTTCGTCATTTGTTTTCATATCGTGATAGTAAGATAAAATTAAAAATATAATACCGATTATCATATATAACTTTGAAGGTAGACATAGATTGTAAAATATTTCCGAGATATTCATATGTATGTATATGTATTTGTGTTTTATATATAACATATGAAAATAATAAAAATATAATAAAAATTTGTATTCATTATGTTTTTGTGTATTTTTATATTTCTGTATTTCTGTATTTGTGTATTTGTATCGATCATATTAAATTCTAGCAGCATATGCATCAGCACTATTAAATATTTTTTGTAAAGGTGGGTTAAATGTATATTTATCATACTTTATATTAGATAGACCGTTCGGGAACTGTCCAAACGATGGTATAGGATTTGCTGCATATATTTTATTGGAATATCCTGCTAAATCGTTATATGCCTTACCCAAGTTATATGTAATACCTCGCCCAAAATTTTGTATATCATTTATAATACTTCCACCTCTACGCGATCGTCCGCCTCTACCTTTTTTTGCCGTTTTGCTTCTACCACCACCTTTCATTTTATAAGAATGATCCATATGTTTTAACTGATATGGCCATGACTGGCGCATCGAAGGATCTGCTGCTGTAGAAACAGGAGAACCTAAACCTGAAATAGTTATTCCTTTAGATGAAGGCGCTAAAACGTCCCCGCCTTTATCAGCACTCCAAAAAGGTGTTTTCATAAAACTCCAGAAATTATTCATCATATTCCCACCTTTCATACCTCTTCTGCCTCGTCCGCGCCTTTTTCCGTTATTGTGTTTTCTTGATTTGCTGCTGCCACCATTTTGTTTTTGTAAAAATTGTAGTGGTGCTTGTGAACACGCTCCTCCTATAGGATTGCCTGGAATTCCGCCGCTACAACTTCCACCACCCTTCATTATTAACCCCCTATTCCATGACGGAGGAAAATCAGGCAATGGTTTATTCAAAAAGTAAGCCCCGGTGCCAGTTGTATTATCACTTTTACATCCAGGGCAATTTAATTCCGAATTTACAGGATTAATATACTGATTTGGTGAACCACTTTCTACTCTGACTCCAATACTACCACCACCCATTTTACGAGTATTTGATTTTTTATTCAACCTGGAACGCAAACGTCTTGAATGTTTTGATTTATTTTTAATAGACATATGTTGTGTTGTTTTATAATGTATTATATATACTATAATATACTATAATATATTATAAAAAATCGTGTAAATAAAAATTCGTGTAAATAAAAATTCGTGTAAATAAACTGCAAAATATAAAATATTTACAGTTTATATTATTTATATAATTAAACGCATATAAATGAATATTTATTCAATATCAACGTGAGAAAGGAAATGTCTCCTACAACACATTTTGTTGAATTTTAATTCGTCAAGAACATATCCTTCTGGAGTTTTGTCTCTAAATTCTTCAGTCAAATATACAACTTTGTCATTTTTCATATTTTCCGACATTTTCATTTTTTTAACTTCCGCCAAATAGTAACGATATTTGTCACCAATAACCTTTCCACATGTGAAACATTTTACAGGGATGATCATTTTGTTTTGTGTATGTGTATGTGTATGTGTATGTATTGTATTCGTATTACTCTTGTGATTACTTATATAGTTATTATATACAAATTTATAAATCAATTTTTTGTATTATATATTCTTAAATACTCATTAATTAAAATAATTATAATTAAAATAATGTTATATAATTAATATTTTTTTCTACGGTTTGAGTATTTATCGTGGTTTTTATCGTTATGTTCACCGTGTTCACCCGAATCAGCCAAATGAATGTCGTGATAGCTATAATTATTTTCATCGTTTTCCCCCATCGTCTCTGCGTGTGTAGCAACACCTTGAGCAGAATTATCGGTTATATCGAACCCTTCAACTATTTTTTTTATTTCCACCTTTTTAATTACTCTACTAGGCGGCGAATTAAGCGGATCATTTCCTGTTAGACCCACCATTTGTATATAAACTAAAATACCAACAAAAATAATAATCGTTAGTAAAATATAAATTATATTTTGAAAGAATGAATCGCGTAATTCAGGCAAGCCAAGCGTATTTGCTAAACTTGAAAATGTAGATTTAAATGTGCTTGATATAGAACTTGATGCCTGACCTAATGTCTGAATTTTTGCTGGACTGTTGCTCATCTATGTGATTTTTAGTATGTGACTATAACTATATACCTATATATACTATATATAATTATAGTTATAGAAGATAATTATATATTTTAAATTTCGCTTTATTTTTTTACATTACATTTTAATAATAATAGACCCTTTCGACGTCTTTACCTTTTTATGTTGTTCATTTTTTGCGTGAATCAAATCGTGGCACTTTTCACATATAGATGCTAAATTAGCTACGTGATTCTTGGAAAAGTGTTCTATAAAATTCATACTATCAGCATTTTTCTGATGCTGTAAATGATGTATTTCTGTGCCGATTTCCTTCTTACAAAATTCGCACATATTTTTTACTTTTTTCGAATTATACCGGCTAATATCAGATGACAAAATACTTTGTTCGTTACTCCTATATTTTAACCTTATCTCATTTGCATATTCTAGAAAATCATTAGGTAAATGAAGAGATTTACATACTTCTAGACCATACATACTAAACCCAGGTCCATCCTTAAGTTTTCGATCATATACCAAACAGTCATTTTCTTTATTATAAACTACCTCTAAATGTTTCATTCTTAACCTATCCATAGATGTTACTTCTTCATACTTGTTGATCTCGTGCATATGTGTTGCAAATATAAAAGAACATTTACTGTCATTTATCTTTTTCAATCCGGCGACAAAGATACTGATAGCAGAATCTATTTCAGTCCCTGAACACAATTCATCTCCTAAAATAAGACCCGTATTGTTGGCCAATTTCAAAATAACACGTAGCTCTGACATTTCGACCATAAACGTAGACATCCCTTTGAATAAATTATCATTACCCAATATCCTTGTAAATATGCTCTTATATGGTATATATCTAAAATTTGAGCAAGGAACATATAATCCAGATTGTGCCATAATCACAGCTATTCCAAGTGCGCGGATTAAGCTTGTTTTTCCGACGGCATTTGTCCCATATAATAATATTCCATTTTGATCGGTTCCTGCACCCAATTCAATATTATTTGTCACATATATTTCACTTGTATTTATATGTTCAATTAAACAATGTCTTAAACCTTCTGCCTTTACAAATGATGCACTGGATGAGCCCAATACTCCCTCGATTACAGGTTTACAGTATTTATATTTCTGCGCAATATATACTTTATTTTGTAGTATGTCTATCATAGTAACAGCATCCACTATTTGTTGAATATCATTTTCAAACATATTTTGTATTTTTTTAACTGCATCCACAAAAACAGCCTCTATCTCCTGTTTCATTTCTAGCTTACTTTTAATAATTGTATTACATATCTTATCAATCTGGGCTGAATGAATACAGCAGTTATTTCCAGTCGATGTAGGATATGTTATTCCAGATAATTCAATATTCAAGCTCGATTGTTTCTTATTATACGATACATAATCTACATTTACGGTTGGCATCTTTGAGCCATTTGTTTCATTCGTAATATCTGTAGATAGTGCCGTCGCCGTTGCCGTCGTTGTTGCCGTCGCCGTTGCCTTCGTTTGTATTTTCGACTGTTTTTTAATCTGTTCTTCGAGTAGTTTACCACGCCGTTTTGTAGATATAAGAGTATATCCCATTTTTTCAGTGTCGTGAATTTTAACATATTCATATTTTTTTTCGCATTTTGATTCTTTTTCCGAAACAGCGATTAATTTATCAAAATACGTTTGAATAGTCTTCAATTCGATAAATGAATTTTCATAATTATAAACAATCTTGTCCAATTTTTTACTTACATCTTCTAATACGAAATTTTCATCATAATTCAGATTGTCGATATTTTTACACTTCTCCATATCAAAATGAGTCTCCATAAATTTTCGTATATTTTTACAATACATAGATATGTTGCCGCCGCAGCCGCTATCCGGAGCTATATAAGAAACAATCTTCTTATCCATACTTACTTTATTATACATATCAGATATAGTATCAAGATTATTATATAGATGATATAAATTTCGAGGATTTACCTTATGATGAACAATTTGACGATGTAATTTCTCAATATCTTTTAGTTCCGACATCTTAGTTCTCCATTCCATTATCTGTTCTTCACCACCTTGCGAGATTACATACTCCGTAATATCGTATTCCTTATTTAATTTTTCCTCATTAAAAACAGGATTCAATAATTTATATTTAAATTTTCGCATACCCATCGGCGTAATACAGTTATTAAGAAATCGTAAAACAGACGAATATTTACCTGTATAATTATCGTCGTCTATAATATTTAATTGTTTCAATGAATGATTCGCCAAAATAACGCGATCACTTTTATTATCAAATACCGGCTCGCGAATCTTATTTACAAGATGTGGATTATGATCATTTAAAAAATTTAATAAAAAAATAAGCGCCTGTGTGGCGTATTCATAATTAAATGTCGATTGTATGAAAGACTCCACCACATTATGCGTATAAAATTTACGCAATACTTCATCGCGATATGTTTGTTTCTCGCAGCGCTTCGCCTTTTCTATAAATTTGCTTTGTGTTGAATATGTATCCGCATCAGATAAATTAACCTTGTGAATATTTCTACACATTATTCCAGTAAAATTAATAATATCGTCGGTTGTTTTTTCGTTTACATTTGTAATTAATATTACTTCACTTGGTTTGTATGTTGATACATATCTTTCCAACTCATCATACGTTGTCGGATTATGTTTATCTTCAACACTGTGTTCAAAAATAATTACACGCCCTGTATAAATATCTACATTTGCGAGCCCAATCATAATGGAACTAGATTTCGAATAAGATACGCGCTCGATCCATATACACATTGTGTTATTAGATATTTCACTAGCATCCGCATTAAAAAATGTTCCCGGAGAATATATACCCTCTATGTTACGTATTTTAGGGTTACTAGGATCTTGTGTGATTACTATAGATGTATATCCAGCCTCTTGAATCTTTTTCAAATATTTATCTATCTTTGTATATGTAAACCCCGCCATCACATATTCCCCCGTTTTTTGCGCGATTGATAAGTCACATATTTTTGCAATTTCTTCGATTTTACTTCCCGTTATAGCACTTCCATTACTCCTCTCTCCGTAAATTTCATAAAATGAACCGACCATCATTAATACAACCGTTTTACTACCGTATTCTTCACTATACGTCTTCGTATAGTCAAGGTATGTTGAAATAAGAGACATTGGATACGCTTGATTCTGGCGCCCTTTATAAAAATATAAAAAATTGGGTGTTATATGTTTATATAATATGTCTTTATCTTGGTTTTATATATTATTTACTATGTATGACAGCATACTTCTAGTGCAGAAGAGTGATCAAGACAGCAAGGTGACTGAGGTGGCCATAATTTTAGAGATTAGAAAAACACGATGAACGCCACTAACGGGAGATATTGAAAAATTGGAAAAATAAATCGAAAATGATTAATGGAGGATACATATGTTAAATTTACTTTATTTATGTATATGTTTTTATATTAGTATTATGTATATACATTATATACATTATATACATTATATACATTATATATATTATATACATTATATCTTGTAAATGAAAATATCTAGAAAAACATAATACATATATTATTGGGGAGTGTATATATTGGGGTATCTTGTGATTATATTACCAAGACTTTTTGTCTTCCAAAAAGTTGTGTAATATTACACCTTTACCTACATTTTCTATTTCGCCTGTCAACATTGCGTCTTCATATATTTTACGCACGATATTGGGAGGTGCCATTGAACCAATTTTTATAAGGTTTTTCTCTACCAAATACTTTTTAACTTCTGACAATTTTTTATTTTTTAATAGACCGTGTTCTCTTTGTATATTTTTGCGAGTATCATTATTTTTTATTAAAACGCCAACTGTATCGCCAGTTTTCCCTAACTTAAATTTCTTAGTAATCGTTTTTCTCAAATGTCTTCTTATTTTCGTCCTTGACATATGAGAGGGTTTATTACGATATTTTTCATTGTCATCTTCAATGTTTCTATCACCATCGCCATCGCCATCACCATCGCCATCACTATCATTTAATATCGATTGCCGTTTATGTTTATCTTGTAATTCCTTAAGTTTCGTCTGTCGTTCAGTGTGAGGTGTATCATTATTATTATTATTATTATTATCATTATTGAATCTAAGATTATGTTTTATTGTTTTATTATAAGCACGGAAAGTCGGTTTTTTTCCGTTTTTTAAACACCCATAAGGTGCATCGTCGAATAATTTAACAGGCGAAAATGTAGTATTAGAAGTCGTAAGTGATGTTTTTCCGATTATATCATTTTCATCAGTTATATCATCTACATCTTTTATATAATTATAAGTAGACTCTTGGTCATTTGTTATTTCTTGTATTCCTGGTATTTCTTGAATTTCTCCCATTTTAGGTGCGGGTGGTGTATTTAATGTCGCCGTATTTGGCGTCATATTTGGCATCATATTTATATCTGGAAACGAAGATACCGTTGGTTGTAATTCAGGAGGAAGTTCAGTATAAATCATATTTCCTGGCGCGCTTTTACCGATCTCCATATTTATTTTAGGTGCTGTATGTGAAACAGGAACAGCGTGCGAACTTGATCGAGGTGCAATAACCTGATTAGGAGGTAACTGAAGCTGTATTTTTTGAAACATAGGCGCCTGAGCAGGAACATTCAAATTCATATTTGGATTAAGAGCGCGTATATTCGGTGTTACAATTTGAGGCTGTATAACAGCACGTTGTTGTATTGGCGTAGGAGTATATACAGGAGATGGATTTAGCTGCTGAGAATGTTTACTGTTTTGTATAGATTTTAGAATATCAGCAGTCAAACTTCCAGAACCAATATTTTGCCGCTTTAATGTTTTCGAGTGAGAATTATCATTTGTTCTTTTAATTTTTGGATTCTGATTCTTCGTATTTATATAGTTATCTAAAAATTCTAATGATTTTTTAAATTCACTACTGAATATTTTTGACTCTTTTGAGATATCAATATTTGTATTATTTGTATTATTATTCGTATTATTATTTGTTTTATTTGTTTTACTATTATTTACTACATCACTCGATGCTGCAGATGTTTGTTCTGCTTTACGCTTCGCATTTATTTTATCTAATAACATTTTCTTTAGTTTATTCGGTTTAATAATTTCGTCTGATAGTTTAGGACGATTCCTTTTTGAAACTTTATTATTACCAGAAACAGCGGCGCCTTTACCTGATCCGGATAAAAATGATTGATTTATTATAATACTTTTCTTAGTGTTATCACTCATAATATAATTTTTAAAATAAAATATTATTATGAATAAAACATATTACAGATACATATTTTGTATAACTTTTATACCATCTTCATTTGCCCTTTGTTTCACTTCATCATTTCGTATAAATAATTCAAAACCATTCTCTAAATCTTTCATAGTTATTTTGGTCTTAGTTGTTTCTGGTTTACAAAAAACACGTCTACTATGAGCAATTTTAGTCTTTGAAAAAAGAGTTTCCATATCTCTTCCGTAAAACTTAAAATATTTCATATTCTTTTCAAACCACTCAGCTTTGATTTCTTCCGAAACAGACCAACCAAAGTCTCTTACCTTTTTAATAAAAATATCTCTTAAATCTTCCGACGTATAATCGTCGATTTTAAATCTCCACGTAAATCTAGAATCCAGTCCATCATTATAACTAAAAAAACAGTCCTTCAGATCCTTCTCATAACCAGCAATAATTACCATCAAATTATCTTTATTATCGCTTAAAGCCTCACATAATGTATCAATACATTCTTTCGCAAAACTGTCGCGTTTTTCCGTATTACCAAGAGCATATGCTTCATCTATAAATAATACACCACCTAAACTATCTTTGATAACATCTTTGGTTTTCAAAGCCGTTTGTCCTAAATAACCAGCTATCAAATCCGCTCTTGTAACCTTTTTAAATTTTGGACGCGATGATGATGATGATGATGATGATGATGACGAAGTCTTCTTCTTATCGGATATAATAGATGATAATGTTTTAGATGTAATTGTTGACGCGGATGAAGATGACCCGGACGACCCGGATGAATGTTTACTCTTAATAACACCAATATTGCTGTAAATTCTTCCGATTATTTTGGCAACTTCCGTTTTACCTGTTCCAGGAGAACCATAAATAACTGTATGTAAAAAATCGCCACTATTTACAGATTTTCCGTTGGCAAAAATAGGTAAGTGTAGATTTTGTAAATAATATATCAACTGATCGACGATATTTTCTTTTAGATTATTCATACCTATCATATTGTTCAATTCTATGAGATCGGGTTTTATTTTATGTAATGCTTTCATATTAATGTTATATTCAATATTTTCCGCCAACTTATAATCATTACATAATTTTATCAAGTCTCCGATATTTTTTATTTCAACATCTATATCTATTTTATTAATTTTAAAAGGAATACGATGCCCGCATTTCGAACAACTAGCATCATAACACGCCATCTTGTCATCTATATCAACCTTTATAACTTCAACTCCACCTTTTGTTATTTTTTTATCATTTTCATTTTCCGATTTGAATTTTGTATTTTCTCCCGCATCTTCTGTTTCACCTGTTTTCGAAGAGATATGATATATACACTCTGGATTGTCGCGTGGCAGTGGCAAAGGAACATTGTCCGCATTTTTTGATACATACGTTTTTATAGTATTATTGCTGTGTATATTAGTATCATTAATTTTAGTATCATTAATTTTAGTATCGTCAATTTTAGTATCGTTAATTTTAGTATCATTAATTTTAGTATCATTATTTATTTTTTCTACTTTATTATTATTTTGATCATTGGAAATATTTGGGCTATCAGTTAAATGCGAAAACATAATATAATAATTAGACTTAGTATCCATTATATCTATGAAATCCCTGAAACATTTTCTAACGCGTTTTTTATTATTATTTTCTGGGTTAGACATATTACGAATACTATTATAAGTCTATTATGATATTATTTTTATATATTATTTGTTAACATTAAATTACATAATATTATAAAATATACATAACATTATAAAATATATTATAGCACATTATATTATAAAATAGAATGAAATATGCTCTATTAATCGGTATAAACTATACAGGAACAGTAAATGAATTATACGGTTGTATTAACGACGTCAACAATATATATGCGTTTTTACAGTCATCCTTAAATTATACCTTATTTATTACTATGACGGATAATACAAAAATTAAACCAACAAAGGCAAATATATTATCAGCATTTAATTTATTAATTCAAACAGTAAAACCTGGCGATGAAGTATGGGTTCATTATTCAGGACACGGATATTTATTACGAGATAATAATAGAGATGAAGAAAGTGGTTTCGATTCCTGTATATGTCCTATTGATTTTCAACGATCCGGTTTTATTACCGATGATATTATTCGGACAAATTTAGCATTAAGAATACCAAAAGGTGCAACGTTATATATTGTTTTAGATGCTTGTCACAGTGGAACAGGATGTGATTTGCGTTATAAATATGATGATTCAAGTTATTTAATTAATAAAAATAAACCTATACCTGATAAATATATTCCATCGGAATGGGCACTAGTTCAAACATCATATGAATTTAAAAATTACATTAAGACACAAGGTAATGTTTATTGTATAAGTGGATGCCAAGATCATCAAACAAGCGCTGATGCTTATATTGGTGGAGCATACGCTGGCGCGCTAACGTCTATTTTATTATCGTCATTGAATACAAATTCATTACAAACATACAAATGGAAACATTTATTAAAAGATATATGTTGTGGGGAAAAAATTAACAGATATTCTCAGAGAACTGCAATTACTTCGGGAGCTCCTTTGAACTTAGATAGTAATGTTTTTAGCAACCAATCCACATCTAACAATCAATTAGCAAAAAAAGATATAATACAGTCATCCTTGCAACAACAAACACAAAATACTCGTCATTTAAAAAATATTTTGAATAACTTACATTCATCTAGTTTAGTAAGAATACGATCAAACAAAATAAGATTGAATATGGGAAACATTATAAACAAAAATTAAATAAAATTATGTAAAGTTGTTGTTTATTATTATAATTATGATTTATGATTTATGATTTATTATTATTGTCGGAAATATGCTTAAAAATAAATTGAAATAATAAATAAGCAGTAATTCAATAACACACATCTCAGCCAAAATCAAATGTCAAAATCAAAAACATCTTCTTTATCTTTGAAGTCTAGTCATATGAAAGAAAAAGATACGATGGATATTTGCGTAGATTTGAATATTGGTGATGCTAATAATATTGAATTACAAATTACATCAATCGAAAATCCATCAACCTCGAAATCCGAAAAGCTCGGAGGCAAGGGGGTGATAGCATTATCGCGGATCAACAAAAAGCAAAGCAAAATAGAGACAGGACGTCCCGTGGTTGAGTCAGTCGCTGTAGGGACGACAGCGAATTCGTCATCTTCAGAAAAAAATGATACCGATCACGAATCGTATTCTAAAAAAATAAGGAATACATTAGAAGTAATCGATAGTTCACGTCCACTCCCGTATGTCGAAACACCTTGGGCTATTATAGGAGCATACTTTAAAAACCAACACTTGAAAAGATTGGTAAGACACCAGATCGAGTCATACAATGATTTCGTCAACAATCAAATTCAGAAAACAATCGAAATGTTCAATCCTGTGTCTGTTGCATCAGAACACGACTACTGTAAAAAATCAAGGAAGAATAAATTAGAAATGGAGATTACATTTGACAAGTTCAATCTATATCGTCCTCAAATACACGAGAACAATGGCGCTACTAAAATAATGTTCCCTCACGATGCACGATCAAGAAACTTCACATACGCATCTACTATGACAATCGATATAAATATTCGCTATATTATTAGAACAGGGGAAAACTTAGAAAATACACAAACACATTACAAGTCAATTCCAAAGGTTCACATCGGCAAACTGCCAATAATGTTGAAGTCGTCAATTTGTGTTTTGAATCAATATACTCATATTAATAATAATGTATCTGGAGAATGCAAGCATGATGCCGGGGGTTATTTTATTATTAATGGAAGCGAAAAAACAGTTCTGGGGCAAGAACGCGCAGCTGAGAATCGTGTATACTGTTTTAATACTTCGAAAAATAACAATAAATGGTCTTGGACAGCCGAAATAAAATCCGTTCCTACCGCGAAATGTATCTCACCAAAGCAAATTAATGTTATGATTTCCAGCAAAAACAATGGCTTCGGTAACCCGATTTATGTCCAGATTCCGCGCATTAAACAACCCGTGCCCCTATTTGTCGTGTTTCGTGCTCTTGGAATTATATCGGATAAAGAAATATGCCAACACATCTTACTAGATATCGAACAAGATGGCCAAATTATTGACTCGCTCCAAGCGTCTATTATCGACGCAAATACATCAATGACACAAGAAGATGCAATGAGAATTATCACAACAAACGTTATGTTTACTCCAATGAATATGGACAAAGAAGCCGGCGCATTAAAGAAACGAGGATTCGCGCAAGATGTTCTCAACAATGATTTATTCCCGCATTGCCACAATATGACGCAGAAAATATACTTTCTCGGATATATGGTGAATCGTCTGATAAAATCTAGTCTTGATATTTCTAAACAAGATGATCGTGATTCATATGTAAACAAGAGAGTCGATTTGACAGGTGCCCTATTGAATAATCTATTTCGCAATTATTTCAATAAGCTAGTGAAGGATATGTCGAAGCAAATCGTGAAAGAAATCAATACAGGATCTTGGCGATCCACAGACGACCATATGAGTATCGTAAACAAGACCAATATTTACAAAATTATCAAGTCTACAACTATTGAAAACGGTATCAAACGTGCGCTCTCCACAGGAGACTTCGGTATAAAAAATGTGAATAGCAACAAGGTCGGCGTAGCGCAGGTGTTGAATCGTCTTACATATGTTTCAAGTCTTAGTCATCTTCGCCGCATTAATACACCTGTCGACAAAAGTGGCAAACTTATTGCTCCGCGCAAGTTGCATAATACGACTTGGGGATTCTTGTGTGTCGCCGAAACTCCTGAGGGTGGAAGTGTTGGTGTTGTAAAAAATATTAGTTATATGACGCATATCACTACGCCGAGCAATTCTGAATCATTGCACCAACATGTGGAGCCCTTTATTTCGCGAATGGACAGGGGTAGTCCAAAAGATATGTATTCAAATATTAAAGTATTTGTAAACGGAGCGTGGCTCGGAAACACGACTGAACCAATTGAGTTATACAATGCATTTAAAGAAAAGAAGTCGAAGGGAATTATCAATATTTACACATCCATTGTGTTCGACATTAAAAATAAGGAAATACGTATTTGTAATGACGCCGGACGCCTAACGCGACCCGTTTTGCGCGTGAAAAATAATAAGATATTCATCACCGATAAAATAATCAGCGAGCTTAATGCAGGCAACCTTACGTGGGATGATTTATTGACCGACACCAAAATTGACGAGGCTGTGCTCGAATATATTGACCCAGAAGAACAGAATTTCAGTATGATTTCAATGAAGCCTGCCGACTTGGCAAATAAGGCGGATACTAACTATATTTACAAATACACCCACTGCGAAATTCACCCGAGCACTATTTTCGGAATTCTTGCCTCGTGTATTCCGTTCCCTGAGCACAATCAGTCACCAAGAAACACATATCAATGTGCTATGGGTAAGCAAGCTATGGGAATGTATGTGACAAATTATCAAAATCGTATGGACAAGACCGCCTATGTTCTCACATACCCTAGCCGTCCTCTTGTTGATACTCGTGTTATGGGAATGATTAAACTAGACCAAATCCCTTCCGGATCGGCTGTCATTGTCGCAATTATGACATACTCTGGATATAATCAGGAGGATAGTATTCTCGTAAATAAGGGCTCAATTGATCGCGGGTTATTCAATGCCACGATTTATCATACCGAAAAGGACGAGGACAAGAAGATTAACGGAGATGAGGAGATTCGGTGTAAGCCCGACCCATCAAAGACGAAGGGGATGAAATTCGGCAACTACGATAAGGTCAATAATAAGGGTCTTGTCCCTGAAAATACATTTATCGAAAACCGCGACATCATTATCGCAAAAGTCGTCCCTATCAAGGAGAATCGCAACGACCACACAAAGCTTATCAAATATGAAGACCACAGCAAGATTCACCGCACAACGGAGGAGTCATATATCGACAAGAACTTCATAGACCGTAATGGCGACGGATACTGTATCGCAAAAGTCCGTATTCGCACTTCCCGTAAACCCGTAATCGGTGACAAACTTTCATCGCGTCACGGGCAAAAGGGCACTGTTGGTAACATCATCCCCGAAAAAGATATGCCCTTCACTGCCAACGGTATGCGCCCCGACATTATCATCAATCCACACGCAATTCCGTCTCGTATGACGATTGGACAACTCAAGGAAACTCTACTCGGAAAGGTGCTCGTCCAGCTCGGTCTTTTCGGCGACGGCACATCATTTGGCGAGCTAGCAGTCGATGATATTCGAAAGGAGTTGCTAAAGGTTGGACACGAATGTCACGGAAATGAGATCCTATACAACGGTATGACTGGGGAACAGATTGAGTCCGAAATTTTCATAGGACCTGCCTTCTATCAGCGTCTCAAGCATATGGTAAATGATAAGCAACATAGTCGATCAATTGGACCGATGGTAAATCTTACACGACAGCCGGCTGAAGGCCGTTCGCGAGATGGAGGGTTACGGTTTGGCGAAATGGAACGAGATTGTGCCAACGAAGACACACCAATTACGCTGTCAAATGGTCTTAGTGTAAAAATAAAATCGCTCGATGAAAATAATGGATGTGTAAATATTATGGGTTGGAGTGAAGAAAAAAATGGAATGGTTCCCTCTAGACAAGTAGCGTTTATGGATAAAGGAACCCGAGAATGTGTTGAACTAACATATGAAGATGGTAGAAAACTTATATGCACGGAAGACCATCCTGTTTTGACATCTGATAATACCTGGGTTAAAGTTAAAGATATTGAGTTAAATGACACTAAGATTAAGGCAAGTATAACCTGCCCTCTTGTTGATATTAATGAAGAAATTAAAGAATGTGCTGGATGGACGCTTCAATTTGGAACAAGAATACTTGAAACAAATACTCGCGAAGAATTTATAAAAACGCTTGCGTTTGCGCGTATAATTGGATATTTAATTACAGATGGACACATGAATTCCAAAACTAAAAAAGCAAGCTTATTTATAGGACATATGTTAGATGTTGAATCTATAATGAAAGATATTAAACTATTTTGTGAAAGCAAACAAAAAAATTTCATATCTAAAAATTTATATGAAATAAGAATTCCAGCAGAATTTAAAAACGATATTATTCAACTTCCAGGATTAATAAGCGGCAAAAAAGTGAACCAACCTGGAACTCTGCCTGACTTCATATTGGATGAAAAATGCCCTCGCCCTATTGTTCGTGAATTTCTTGCCGGGATGTTTGGTGGGGATGGGCACACTTGTGTTCTTGGAATGCATAGAGGAAAACGAGACATCCTTTCATCAGTTTCATTTTCACAAACTAAAACATACGAACATCGGGCCTCATTACAAAAAATGTTTGAAGATATCCAGAAACTATTAGCGAAATGCGGTATTCATAATACAACTGTTCAAAAACCTAAGGAGACATCATTTTCAAAGAAAAAATTCGAAGCAAAAGATAAAGTAGACAACTCTGGGCGAAGCTTTCAATTGACGCTCCATCTTCCGATTGAACAATTGATCCCATTCTCTGAAAAAGTCGGATTTCGATATTGCTGTCATAAATCTCAACGATTGGAAGCCGGAGTATCTTATCGTCGTCTGCGCGAGGAAGTGACGCGACAACACAACTGGATGGTAAATCGTGTCAATGAAATTACAAAATTTAAAGAGATTAAGGAAAAAACTCCCGAAAAAAATGTTCCAACTAAGAAAGCGATTATACAGGCTGTGGATGAATTGAAGAAAACCGAAGGACTTCTACACGAATATGCTATTCCAAGCACGCACGATATTACCGATCACCTCATCAAAGGAACAGAATTCGGCAAATTCACGGCAAAAGGATTCCCCACCGCCGAAGAATTCCTTGAGAAAATAGGTGCACTAGATTGGTTCAAAAATGAAAGTATGAAATGTCTTCCAAGTCTGGACGATATCGCGGACGATGTGGACGATGTGGATGCGGATGCGGATGCCCAGGATGAAGATCTCGAACCAGGAAACTATGGCGTAACACGCGACTGCGGCTCAATCCCAACAATGAATCTTACTGTCGTCTCAAGAATCCCTGTCGGTCCCAAACAAGTATATGATATTAGTGTAGAAAATACACACTCGTTTCTAGCAAATGGAATCGTCGCACACAATTGTATTGTCTCACACGGAGCGGCAAGATTTACACGCGGACGCTTGTATGATGCTTCAGATAAATATCAAGTCCACGTATGCCGCGATTGTGGTATGATAGCTGCTTACAATGATAAAATGGGAATTCACTGCTGTAGGACTTGCGACAATCGGACAAACTTTGCATATGTAGAAATACCATACGCTTGTAAACTACTATTTCAGGAATTACAGACAATGAATATTGCGCCAAGGATTATGACATAATCGTGTAGTTGTTGAATATTATTTAGGCATCATTTATATATAAAACTATATGATATACTATTTTTAATGTATACTATTTTTAATGTATACTATTTTTAATGTATACTATTTTTAATGTATACTATTTTTAATGTATACTATTTTTATTTACTGTTAATTTTTTAATGTATTTTTATTATAATATAATATAATATAATATAATATAACATAATAAAAATGTCAAACTTAGGAGGTGGTTTACCCGGTATAGCACCAACATTAGTCGGTGGCGGTGCCGGAGCATATGGTGGAAGCGGTATGGTTGGAAGCAGTGAGCGTTCGATTAACCGATTTTCTTTAGTTCAAGCCTGGAATGGTGCCGCTGCTACAGGAATTATAAATGGATACAAGCGCGCTATAGGCCCATTTCGCGTTGTTAATAACGCTGGAGATTTTCTTTCTAGGCAAAATTATACTTCTGGTGGGTCAAATCAGGTAAATAATGTGCGCGGTGGTCTTACAGGCTATAAAGTTCTTGGCGGAGCTATACAGGCACATAAAGATAACACTGGTATTCCGTCCGCTAGTTGTAATCCTAGGTTTGTATATGACGGTTCCGACTATGTTCAGTTTAAAAAATTACAAGCCATAAACCGGAACTACAATGATTACAGTTTTGGAGGTGATCAGTCTAATGCTTCTCAGTCACCTTGGAGACGTATTCACAGAATGTAAAATTATATTATTTATATTTAGTGATTATGTTTCATATAATAAACAATCGTATATATAATAATATTATTATATATACATATAAATATATACAATAATTATTTTACTTACATACATATATACATACATATATACATAATAATGACATCAGTGCCTGTTAAGAAACTACAATACTATTTTAATGGCCCACCATCACAAACAGTTCTTATAAAACAACGCGGAAATAATGGAATACAATCTTGTGTAGCTCCTGCTCCTAACCAGCAATACCCGACCGACCAGACTAGCAATGTAGCAAATGCTCGTGTTTCATTTGTAAACGCGCAAAAGAATTTTTATTCCTCGAATTCGACAAATGTTAACACTAGCAAAGTAGCAAGCAATACAAACTACACCACCAGTATGTTTCATAGTCATTACCAACGTCGCGTATTAGCAGGTAAACCAATTCCTGTTCCTGTTAGTGGTGATCAGTATATCAATATGATTAAGTATAATGCAATCGGTCAATCGGCATATAAAGTCGGTCTCCCACCTAATGCACCGTATCAGACCAAAAATAATGATAGCACGATTCGAAATATCCGTCGTCAAAGATGCCGCAATGGTGGATGCGTAGCACCTAAAAAGAAGGGCGCTATTGATAATCCATTTCAATCAGGTGGATCTTCTCGTATTTCATCAAGTGGAAATCGTCAAATATATGTTTGAAATGTTTAAATAGATGTTTATATACTTGAAGATTATATTCAGATATTTAGATATTTACATATATTATATTATGATATATCCCCCTCTTATAATACATAAAAATTGTAAAAAAAATAGTGTTTCATTATATGGTATACCTTGTCAATGTGTGGAATTAATTCGCAGATATTTTAATTTATATTACGGACTTACATTCGAATCTGTTATAGACGCATATGAAATGTTTTATAAAATTAATTATCTTAGCAATATAGCAAATAAAACTATAACACTAGATACAATTTATGCAGGTTATATTCCTTTGTCAAATAATAGTATATGCGTAGGAGATATTGTTTTCTGGAAGAGAAATATAAAAAATGGTAATTATGGTCACGTAGCAATTGTAGTATATGTGGCAAATGGGACAGTTGTTATAGCTCAACAAAATAGCAGTAAAATTTTTGAAGAATATGATACGTCAGATGTTATTCGAGAAATGAACAAATCCGATTCTCCATTTTTAGGAATAAAACGACTTCCAAATTTTGTAATTATTCCACAACAAATACAAATACAATTACAAACCAATTAATTATATAATTATTATTCTATTTTATTCTATTTTATTCTATTCTATTTATTCCATTTATTCTATTTATTCCATTTATTCCATTTATTCTATTTATTCTATTTATTCTATTTTATTTTATTATTTTATTATATAATAAAATGATGTTTACTAAGTATTTAGTCGAGTTTTTGGGAACTCTGTTCTTTTTGTATATAATCATCGCCACCAACAATGCCCTTGCGATCGGTGCCGCTCTTGCTTTAGCTATTTACCTCGGAGGAAAGATTTCTGGTGGCAATTTTAACCCTGCTGTTTCAGTGATGATGGTTATGGCTGGCAAGTTACCCAAGC